AGTTCCTGTGAAAGCAGGAGCTACGTTACTGAAAGTCTGGATTTGTCTACCAGCTTGGTTAGTTCCCATTAAACCACCAGAAATATATCTGGCAGCAGCTGAACCATCAGCTAAAGAATCACCAAGTGAATAAGTACCAGTAGGAGCGGCGTTGCTATCTAACTGAGTAGAGTAAACCATAGCAGCTATTGCAGTTACTCCAGATGGAGGAATAGCATTAGTTAAAGTTATGGTATCACCGTTAGAAAGCGCACCAGTTAACTTGAAGTATCCACCGACTGTAAAAGTCTTTCCTGGGCTCCAAGGGCTTACTGGTTGTAAAGCTGTAAAATTATAAGCTGTCATTTATGTTTCTCCTATTTTTAGTATGGTGCAGTTTGAGCAACATAAGATGGAACAACGATTACACCGTGATCAATGTTGTTAAAGCGTACTTTTTTAGCACCCCAAATAGCATTAATTGCGATCCTACGAGTGTTTCCGATATCGATCAAATCTTCACGTATCATGACAAAATATTCAGATAAGTTCGTTAATCTTATCCCGCCTTTCGGCTGCTAAGGCTTTCACCTTAGATTAGACTATATCATCACCCCTAAGGGTGCTTGGCGCTTCCAGCTACTTAGCTGTACTTCTCTCTCGAGAATAGTCGTTGCACGTTCCGCTTTTTAAGCGGCTTCGCTCATGATCACCACGCTTACGCAGCGGCTTTCCATGAATTCACCAAGTTTTCATTTGCAGCTTTCGCTACAAAGGGGCTCACATTTAACCCAGGAACAATTTCTTTGCCATCTTCGTAACCACGACCAAGAGCAAATGCTACGGCATCTCTACCGCAGAATACTGCACGGCGTACGTTAGGAAGAACAACACCAGTACCATCATCAGCTGATACACCACATGGAATTTTGTCAGATTTCATGATTAAAGTTTGTGAGTAAACCATTGAACGGCCAAACCCACCATCACCATCACCAGCAGCAATAGCGTTACCAAAAATATCTCTGAACTGAATAGGTGCAGAAGTATCTTGGATTAATTGTTGCCATTGGTAAGTATGTACATACATGTGGTATTTAATTTCGCCAGTTTCAGAAAGCGGACGAATGTAATATGGGTTAGCAATTTCAGCTAAAGCTTCTAACTGATCAATTATAGATAATTTTAAAGTAGCAGTAGGATCTGATTGAGTAGTAGTGTCAGAAGTATTGTTACCAATATATAACTTTCTACTAGAACTAGGAGCAATAGCGTCGTTCATACCAGTTAAAGTTAACTTGATAGCACCGCTATAAGATTGGCCTTGGAAGTTGAAAGTAGCTGGGTTAAATCCAGCAAGTTGATATAATACTGATACGATACCACGTTGAGCTAACCAATCCATAGAAACGCGATAAGCATCTTCTGGAAGATCAAAATTTACTCTTTGTGTAGATATAGTAGCAGAATTAGGAATTTGAATTGGGTAACGTAACTGGTTAATAAATAGATCGTCATTGAAGTAAATTAATGCATTTTCTTGACCATCTGCAGTTTGGTTACCGATAATACCAGTGCCAGTTTGTTTTTGTGAGAAATTAATGCGCACTCTATCACCAGCGTTTTCGCTAGTATCTTCGTGTTTTCTAACGATTCCTGACTCCATCATGGCAGCAAGCATGCCAGTATCGGTCACGAAATCGCGATAGACTCTCATGGACCACAGTTTTACCGTGGAGGGAGAATCTGTATTAAATATGGTATTAGCCATCTTAAACAACCTCGTTAAATAATTAAAAAAAGCCACCTGGCTTGATCTAATTTCCTTTCAACGTGTCGTTTTTCCGTGATGACGCACGAACCTTATTTACATGTTGGCTTAAACATGAGCTTTTTAATTAGAGTGCTCCCTTTTGCTTAAACTCTGTCTGTTTTACGTGTTCAGACTCACGAACCGCTTTAACCGTAGCTAGTATTGGAAATTTTGTTAAATTATAAAGTATGTAACAGATTTGTGCAATACAATTAATATTGTAAAGATTATGTAACAAAAAAGCATACATTCTACGGTGCAGGATGTATTGACATGTTGACGACATTGATGTCGTGATCATGCCACCGACATTTATGTCGGTAGCACTTTGTTATGTTTCCCATTGTAAATTGAAACAATTAAAGCAGATAAGAAAATTGCTTTAATTTGTGCATTAATTTTTTGTACTAATTTAGGTAAGGGCTTCAAGTTAAATTAATGCTGACTATGTAGGGACTAATATGTTGTAAAATAGGGAGCTCCCTTTTAACCAAAATATTACATTTATTTTGTTATAAAAAACGTGGTTTTTGAGTTACGTCATTTTTTTCTAACATTATTGTTGCAAAGTCTATGAATCTATTTTATTAAGAGTTAATAATATTAACGAATTTTTTGGACAGTATGGAATACAAACATTTTAAGAAACTAACACCAGCTGAAAAACCTCAAGTTACGGTTGAAGATGTGCTGACAGCAATAGAGAAATATTATGAAGAAAATAAAGTTACCCATTTCTCAAAAGAAAGGAAAAATACTACGCTTTCCTGATAAGGAAATTGTATTTCCTAAAGATGATTTATTTAACGATAAAATTGAAACGGATGCTGTGGAGGTTACATTCAATTTTCGTGAATATTATAAAACATTAAGTAAAAAACGTTTGTTACAAGAAAAGGAATACAATTATCAATATATTTTAGCCTTTGCTTTACAAGTTATCGATGGAAGTAACCTAATAACTCATTATGCAGCTAGTAGAGTTATTGATGAAATAAGATTAATTGATGAAGAATTACATAATAGAAAAAATAAGGAGCAAATTAATGGAAATAAAAAACGTTAAATTAAATACCGCTGTAAGAGATATGCTTGAGCAAAAATATAATTTTGAACGGAGTCAAGCTGAAGGCATTGCTATAGCTATAGAATCAACAATAGCTTTTCAAGACACTTCGAAATTAGCTACAAAAGAAGATATAGCAAATTTAAAAAATGATATGGCCAATATGCACATTGCTACAATTAAATGGTTTGTTGGCTTATTAGTTGGTCAAGCTGTTTTTATTCTTGGGTTTGTAGGCAAACTTACAGGTAAATGGTAACGAAATGACAAAAAAACCAATTGAGAAGAAAGATGATCCACTTTTTATTAAATATGAACAACCTAAATGGTTAAAAGATGCAACTAAAGAAGATATTAAAAAACTTAAAGAGGAAATGGCAGAGGTTAAAGATTATATGGATAGTATAAATCAAGATTTAGCTGAACTTTCAAAACAACTTGCTAGGTTGTTAAGTAAATGATTGTCACGTCTACACAAAACAAATCTACTAAAGAAATGCTTGAAAATAAGCTAAATGAGCTTTCCACAGAGTTTTCCAAATTAAGATCGTGTAACTACGAGCTATTCCTAACTGCTACCAAAATGTTAGAGCATATAGGAGATAGACGCATTAAAGATAAATTCATTGAACAATTAGCGGAGATTAAATTTGAAAAGTACAAGTAAAGTAAAAACTGATCCTAAAAATATTAGTAAAAGAAATAATTTAGGGTGTGAGCTAATGGCTAGCCCTCCTCTTCGTAATGTAAATGAACGTTACCAAGAGATGCTTAAAAGAAAAGAACAAGAAAAACATAGGCCACAAACTTGGGAAAAATAATAAAACGAACACTTATAGCACTTGTCATTATATATCTCCTTTTTTTCTTTTATTACTGGGGGCCGTATATGCTGCACATGCTAGATTGTATTATTAACAACAAACCATTACAGGAGTGATTACATGGTATCAACATTAGAACTTAGAACCAGAGACATTAAAGGTGTTCCTAGTATTCCACATTTTGGCACGCCACAACATGGCTATTTTATTCTTACCAACAGCCATAATGATCAATATATACTTAGAGCAGGCCCTAGTGGTGATGATATGCTAAAAGGTAATCTCGTAGCAGATTATGCTAAGTATGATAGCAATATACAAGGTCTTGCAGCAAGTGACTATATAACAGACCCAAGTAAATATCGTAGTGTTGTTTTATTTAAAGGCGATGATTACAAGGCGCAACAACTAATGGATAAAATGTGGGAATTCGGCAGGTCTGTAAACAACCATGCTTTTGATTATAAATTGCCTGTATGCGATATTGTCAATTTTGGTATTTATAATAGATGTGCTCAGCAAAACAGTAACGCTTTTACTTATTACGCTATGGAATATGCGGGAATAAAGCCAAAGCTACCTACTCTTGAGAATGGTAGGCCTGCATGGTTGCCTGGATTTAAATCAGAACTAAGAGATACATTACTTGATCATTTAATTGAGTACGGTGGACATTTAGCAGCTATAAATATCAACGTGGCTTATGAGATATATAATAAGTATTTAGAAATTGGAAAAACTTTTTCAGAAAAAGCAGCTAACACTTTTAAAGCTGTTAAAGCTACACTTCCGTACATTATGAAATCGAATGAAATGCTTAACGTTATTGATAATTTCAATAAATGGGAAGTAGAAGCTGCAGGCAAATTACAAACCGAGTTAGATCAATTAAAATCTATGTATGAATTAGCAGCCAATGGTGAATGCGCTCAGAGACTGTCATCTGTACAATTTTTATCTAAACCGTGCATTCCTGGTGGTCCAGATGCAGAACTTGTTAATACTTATGTATTTACTTGGACATCTATCGGCATACCTATAGGAAACTCTATTTCTAAAACAATACATACTGATACAACTAGAATATGGAAATGTAAGATTGGCATACCAACTGATTGTAAAGATATTGGTGATAGGTACCAAGTTGAGCTAGATATGTATTCACAGCAAAAAATAGAAGCTTTTAATTTACAAAAGCAGTTTATGTTAGAAGCTTCTAAGGGTCTAGCTGATAAAATTATAAGGGATATCAATCATGTTGATTTAATTGCTCAAGAAGAAGCTAGGTTTGATGATATTCACGCTACACTCATGGGTGAACTCAACGGCTTAAAAAACAATCTACTTGATATGTATCATATCCCTCATGAGGCTTTTGCTTAACATGAATCAGTATACAGATAATTGGTTAAATCAACCTCCATCTAAGGATAAGATCGAGGAAATAGCCAATCGGGAAGAGCAAAATAGGCTAAAGTTTGTTGAAAACTTAGTAATCAATACTTTTTATATGGATGTTCAATTAAAGAAATTAGAGGATAAGATTTCGTCTGCATCCCGAGATGTAGAACAAATAATACCTAAGTTGCTCTTAAACCAGTACATAGATTCTCTTAAAGCTACTAACAACAAAAATAAGGAATTACTAATAAACATATCTATAAATAATTGATTTAAATATATTCTGGAGGTAAAAGATGTCTAAAATCATCGGTTACAAAAGGGTGAGCACATTTGATCAAACCCCCGATAATCAGCTAAGAGATTTTGCGTTAGACAAAGTTTTTATAGATTATGTTAGCGGTAAGACCATTGAACGCCCTGCTTTAAAGGAGATGCTAGCATATGTTCGTGATGGCGATCATGTTATTGTGCATGCTATGGATAGACTTGCGAGGAATACCCAAGATCTTTTATATATCGTTAATTATCTTAATAGTCATGATGTTAGTATTCGATTTGTTCAGGAAAACCTTTCTTTTGACGGAGCAAGTAACCCACTTGGCAAGCTTATGCTTACAATGATTGGAGCAATAGCTGAATTTGAACTTGCTTTGCTCCAAGAAAGGCAAAGAGAGGGAATCAAAAGGGCTAAAGCAGAAGGTAAATACAGAGGTAGGCCTAAAAGCACTGTAACACTAACTCCTAGCCAAATTGAGTATGTGCGGTATGGTTTAAGTGTTGGTGTTCCACAAACCAAATTAGCTAGAGAACTTAGTGTTACAAGGCATACAATTAGAAAGTTAGCGCTTTCTAATAATCAGTTACCGTAATTACCGCTTGCAGACCTTTTAAGGTTTTGCAATGCTTCATGGAATTTAGCTACATCTGTACCACGGCCATTTTTACCTGCAAGTCTTGCCTCAAATCCTTCTTTAGTAGCAAGAGCTGCGTAATCTGGAGTAAGTTTAGCGCTAACACCTTTAACCTCATTAATTATGCTATGAGATTTTTGCATGTTTTTCTCTAATTTCTCAAGATCTGGTACGTCACTAGTTTTCCCACCACTAGATTTAGCTTTATAACCGTAGGCTTTTGCTAAGTTATAGGCTACTTCTGCTGCATTTCTACCTTGATTAAAGGCTTGCCATGCAATGGTTCTAGTTTGATTATCAGCATATTCTCTTGCTTGTTCATCAGTAGCACCTAATGTTTTAGCTTCTTGTGCTTTAATGTTGTAGAGATGCTGAACAGCGTCAATGTAATCTGGATTCTTTTGTTTAAACTCAGATGCTTGATAATTGACTGTTGTGTTAAACTGTTGAGCTATTGTGTATTCATTAAGGCTAGAATTCTGACGTTCAAGTTTTGCTTCAAGCTCACGCATTTTTTTCATGTAAAGGTTGTGAGCTTCTGAATCTATTGGGTCTACTTCTGGCTCAACATTAGACTCTTGTTGCTTAGCTTGCATGTCAGCTAGAGCTTTATTGTATAACTGTAGCTCTGTCTCAAACTTAATACGTGCTTCACGTTCACGTTCGTATTTTTCTTCTAGTAGCTTTGTTTTTTCTATTTGTTTATCAAAGCGTTTTTTAGGAATGTAGTTAGAATTACCTACATCATCATCGCTTGTATCGGATTCGAATTCAGGTTCACTTGACTCAGAAGAAGGCTCATGGCTAACTGGCTCTCTTTGCTCTTCTTGTTCAACTTGAACAGGCTCAGGTGGTTGTATACCACTTTCTGCTTGTTTTGCCTGCTGCAGTTGTTTATAAAAATCCTGCTTGCGTGCCTCAGACTCTTCTTGTCTGGTGCGTGCGGTTTTAGTCGTATCAGGTGATTGATTTAGATCTATATGTTGTGGTGTCGCAGTTACAACATTTATATCGTTCATACTCTATTTCCTTAGGTTTGGGGTTGACGAAGTTGGTTCATTTCTTTTAAAGCTCTCACCTGATCATATTCCGCAGACGTCATCTTTTTAAATAGATCTATCTCGGTTATTTGATCAGCGTTTTCGAGTTCGTTGCGCTTAAGCATAGCGTCCATTTGAGCACGCATAGCTTCAGCACGTTGTTTTTCAGCAGATGCTTCTTTGTATAGGCTTTCAGCTTCTAATAATCTTTGTTGAACAGGATCTGGCTCAGGTGGTGGTGGTGGCTGCATAAGTACCTGGACTTTTTCCAGCTGATCCTTAGTAAACGGCGCATATTCCATAACAACAGGCATAATATCGACAGGATTAGGCTTATTGGCCAAGATATTAGCCGTTTCAAGAAGTTTTTCGAAGGTTTGTTGACGCTCATCTGGAGTTTGCGGCACATCCTCGATAACAACATCGTAATCCATATCAAGGTTATTACGTAAGATTTGTACAGAATCGCGATTTGATTCATTTGTGACATGTCCTAATAATTTAGACTCGCAGTTTTCCATAAGCGTTTTAAATACGTCATAGAAAACACGGCCATTTTGTTGAGTAAATAATTTAATTGAATCAAAATACGGGGCAAGTACCATAAGACCTTGACGCACTAGCTGTGAATTTAGCTGTGCTGTCATAAGCTTTGAGTCTGCTATACCCATAAAATCAGGGGTTATACCGACTACTTCCATCATTATTTGGTTTGCATACATAACCATATCAAGTAATCCTTGAGGGATTGGTGGAGCTGGCTTCGGTATAATCTTTTGTGCTGCTATTGCGCCAGGGGATACAACAGTTAGCATATTTGCTTTGAGTAATGTATCTCTAAACCCTTCCATGTTAGGTACTGCATCGGTTTCGATAATAAATCCGCCTTTTGGAATGTTACGTAAAAATCCTTCATAATCAGATACAGCTTGGTTAAGTAACCTTTGTGGTTCCTTCATGGCTCTTCCGATGCCGTAGTAGCACTGGCGTATCTCATCATATTTGCCAGTCATTGGCTGAATGGTAAATCCGCTTTGAGAGAAATTTTCAGATTTAGATATTACACGGTTACCTACAATATCAGCTCTGTAATAACGGAATTTTTTTGATTTGATTGCTTTAACTTTGAAATCCAGGCTTTTGTAAAGTTCACGCACCTGTTCTATATCTTCGCGTGGTACTACAAATTCACCGTCAGTATATGCATTAAAATTGAACTTATCTTGTAGCTCACGAGCGGCAACCATAACAAGTTGAGTATACGGATCTTCTGCATCACCTTCATATCCTTTAAAAGGATTAGTAACACGGTAGTAATGTTCTATTTCACGCCATTGATAATGATAGATAACACCAAGAGATTTTACGATCATGACAGTTGTAAAAAACTCTAGAAACCTTGCGTCTACAGCAGAACCAAAATCAGCAGCAGCCTCATCACGCTCATCAGCAGTCATACCGACTAAATATTGATTTAGCTGGTTACGATCGATGATTTTAGCACGGCATATCCAGTTAGCATCTCTTATGTTTTTCTCACGGGCAGTAACATCCCATAGCATAAAGTAAGGAAATATACGCTCACATCTAGCTTCACCATTAGGGTTGTTGTAGTAATCGATTGTAGTCTCAACAAATCCCATGCCAGATATTAGCATATCGGTAAAAGCCAAGCTTTTTTGCATGCTGTACTGTGAGCCGTCTTCAATCCATTTAATTCCGTCGTTAAGGATGTCAGCAAAGCCTAATTGCTTCATGTTTTCAAGACGTGGTACGTACTTAACTTCACTACGGTTTTGGATTTCAAAGCCAGATACAGCGTCAATAATTGTAGCAAATCGGTTTATTGTACGAATTGGCTGATTATTAGCAACTTGCCTATCGTAATCATCCTCGAGCCATTGGCTACCCTCGTAAAGGGCATAACAGTCCCTAAGTTCGTTGGATCTATACCATGCTGTAACCAATAAATTTTCTTGTATACCTTCGTGTGCGTTCTTTACAATCTCTTCATCGCTAAGCATTATGGATATCCTAATTCAGTTTTTGATTTTTACAAGTGCTTTTATCTATTTCAGCCCATATTTTTCTAAGCTTAATTTTGCTTACATATGCTTGTAGCAACCCATATTCGTTAGCAATAATCTCTTGCGAACGTTTATCATTACGAATAGCAATAATTTGTTGTTCAGTTAACATATGTCTACCATAGGTTCTTTGACTTATGATTTTTTCTTCAGGCACATGTTTCCATTTTTTTCTATTTCGTATGTCACTAACCATAGATGTGCTAATTAAATAATCTTTTGCGATTTCTACGGTTGAACGCCAGTCTTTTCTAATGGCTAAGACCTGCTTCACTGTTAGTTTATTATCATGATGATTAATACCAACAGTTTTCGCTCTATTTTTAGCATGCATATCACGCACATTGTCGGCATGGCTACCAAGAAATAGATGCTTTGGGTTACAACACAATCTTACATCACATTTGTGCAAAACAAATTTACCTTCAGGTATATTTTCTACAAACGATTCATAACTGTAACGGTGAGCAGCAAGTGTTTTTTTGTTTTTTGTGAATTTACCATAACCTTGTACGTTTTGGTTTCCCAACCAGATCCAACATTTAGTTACATTATTCTTTTTGACATTGTAATGTATGTAACATTTTCCAGAACAATGATGAACGTTATGATGCTGACCGCTAAATTCTTTTAGACAAAAAATACATTTCTTTTTTCTTAATTGCTTTTTCATAATTACTCCAATATTTGCTTGCAAGCCTAATTCATAAGGCTTTACACCGTTTGTACAAGGGTAATCATGGTTTGTCAACGACTGGTACACTGTCCGTATTATTACTCAAAAGTTTATTTAATAACTGAATTGTAACAGTAATTAAAGTTTTTAGCAATGCTACTGTGGATCAGAAATAGCCCATAACACACGATCAAAGAATTTTAATAGCTCTTCTGCTTCTGAGTTTATAACTGTGTGATTTAGAATAATTTCCATGTCTACGTTGCTGTAGTCGTGTAATTTTATTTCTAACTTTTCTACTTTCTTTTTTGGAGATAATTTAACCACGCAAGAAATGCGTTTGTTTTTGTCCATGTCAGGGGCGGTGTAGTAAAACTCATTACCTTTAGGCTTCTTAGGTTTTACAAAATCTACTTTTTCTTTCATTGATATACCTTACAAGTATTTGTTATATAAGGTATTATCGCTGATAAATATTAATAAATCGTAAAAAAATTAGATATTACTCTGAAGATTCCATTTCTTTTAATTGTTTTTCAAAATGCTTAGCTTTTTCAAACCATTCTGTACTTATTTTGATCATACGAGCTACTTCCATTTCATCTTGACCAAGTTTATCAAGCAAAGCTAGTATATTTGCGCTTATATGCATGATAATCGTAGAAAATGAAACATTTTTAATATTATTATTGTTTATTTCCATAATTTCATTTGCCGTAAAATTTACAGCAAAACCTAATAAAGCTTTTTCTCTATCAGTTAAATTGTCAAAGTAGTTTTCCATATATCTCCTTATTTGGCTGGAGCGGGAGGATTCGAACCTCCGAATGACGGAGTCAAAGTCCGTTGCCTTACCACTTGGCCACGCTCCAATTATAAATCCGCTGCTAGTGCTGCATAACCACATATATCTACGTAATTATCTTTTTTTTTGTTTCCGCCTTGAGTTCGAGCTATTTTAAGTAAGCACATCATCATAGCAACATCATGCGGATAAATACCAAAACTATTGTCGTAATTCTTTTCTAAATAGGAGTTCCAATATTTAGCAATCAGAGCAAAACTATATTCTGGTATTCCATATTGCTTTTGACGTTCACCATTTATTATACGATTAGCTTCTGCAAGTATATCATTTTTTATGTGTGTCATTTTTTAAACTTTTATGCAACTCCATCATTGTTTGATCATCTATAAAATCAAGATACATTCTCTTAATCCAAAATTTTTGTGTATAAAATTCCAATAAATCATTATGATCTTTAGTGTCAATTTCTATCTGTGTCATTGTCTTTCCATATTGGTAATTCTAAATCACGTCCATCCTCAACATAGCCTATAATTGCTAATTCATCGTTAATTTCAGCTACTAATTTATATTCATACGGTCTATAAACCGATGGATACGGCACTTTATAAATTGGCGCAAACGGTGATATATCAACATACAGTTGAATGCAGCTTATATGTTCTAACTCATAGCATTCACCGTGATCATCAAAATATCCAGGTTTATGGGTATAAAACTTAATCACTTTACCCTGCTTTTGTATTCACGCTTAGGTGGCAACACATTAATAGCTTCAGCTTTCTTCTTTTGCAGCTCAGCTATTTTCTCTTTAAGAATTTTATTTTCTGCATACATTTTCTTGCATTTAATTGTCAAGATTCGTATAGCATCACTATAAATTTCTGGATCTATTTGAACTATATCAGTCATTTGTTTTCTGTCCTTCTCTAATTAAGTTTAAAATATTATCTATTTCAATGTGGATATTTAAAAGCTGTGCTTTATAATTTTTAAGTAGCGCGTGATTACCACCTTCTATTATAATTTTTCCCAGCTCTTTTTGCGCTTGCCAAGCAAGTTTAAATAAATCATTTAGTAAGCTTTCTTTGTTCATTGTTATTCTCCTTTGTTTTTTTTGCAATTCTTTCGTTCCAATCTTTAGAATGAATATCCCAATATTTTTTTTGCAGTTCTTCGTCGCTGTTAATTAAGCGGTACTGGTCCATCAAAGTATTATGTAACCCTGTAACAAGCTCATATTGTTCTTTAAAAGCGTTGTGAACTTGTCTTATTCTGTCGTATTCTTGGCTTATTGACCTAAACATATTTAGTTCATCACTGTTTGTTATTTCCATTAGCATGTTACACATTGTATATATTTTATCGATGTTTTCTGGGCTAATACCTTCATACTCATCTGTTTCAAGGTTATAAAAACTATTTATGAATTCACGTAAATCAGAACAAACATATCTTATAAGTCTTTCTATTTTGTTTATATCAGTCATGTTTCCTCTTTTCTTTTTGTAATTTAACGATATATTACCTTTGCAGTTGCTTGCGCGCATATCCTCCAGATATCTATTCAACAAGTGACTGCACTATTTAAACCCCTGTGCAAAGCTATAATAATCAAACGTACCAGCTCCCGGCCATATTGGACTTGGAATATCATAATAACGTGACAAGCAATCGATTAAGTCATCATGGACTGATACAGGGAATGTTAAATACTCTTGATGTACAAACTCTTCTATGAGGTCTACTGCTTTACCTTCGTAATTAGCTTTAATTAGGCGTTCTGGTAACCATATACGACCATCATAGAAATCTGGAATTAGCCTTCTAATTCTATCTTCTTTAGATAATGCACCACCTACTTCAGTTATAACAAACCTGTAGTTACGTGCATTCATTGCCTGCTTCATTGCGTCTACATCTACCATTAGGCCGTATTTCTCATAGATTACGCCTTTCGGTTTGTATTTTTTATGCAAAGAAAACAACATATCTTCCCGCTCACGTAAGTTTAACCTGTCTCTTACCATATCTAGAACATAGATATTTTCATCAGCACCAAGACCTATGACTATCATAGCAGTGTAGTCAGATGTTTGTTTTTTAGCATTTGCAGGATCAACCAGTATGTAACAGCTATAGGCAGAAGGATCCAACTTACCTTCGTAAAAATGTAGCCAATCTTTTACGAACTCACCTCCTCCTGTTGGTGCAGGATTTTGTTGATACTGGCCGCTAAAAGCATAAGCTTTAAGCTGCATTTTCTCTTTATCTATTTCTTCTTGGCCAAACATATTAGGATGTAGTATTTCACCTTCTTCGACAGTTTTTGTAACTGAACCCATAGAATATGTTGTTGGCTTTTCTGCAATCAGTGGAATTTTTAAATGCTCCCAACCACCTTTATCAAGTAAATACCCACTGACATCATTCATATGAAGACGCTGCATAATAACCATGATTACGCCTTTTTGCTTATCATCTAAACGTGTCGATAATGAATCAAACCATTCATTAGCTTTTTCCCGTTCACGCATGCTTTGTGCCATCTGTACAGATAATGGATCATCCACTATTACGTAGTTACCACCAAGACCAGTAAGAACACCACCAGTAGATGTTGACATACGCCTTCCACGTTCGCTAGTCTCAAGTAGCTTCTCATTTGTTGTAACAAGTTTGGTTTCTGGAAATAAACAATTATACCAGTCACTATTCATAACAGCTTCTGTATCCCGAGACATACGAACAGCGAGACTGTGCGCATAAGACACACAGATAATACGCTCACGAGGATTATGCCCAAGCAACCACGAAGGAAATGCAACCGAGCAAGTTATTGATTTCATAAAGCGAGGGGGAATGTTTATAATAAGTCTCTTTATTTCACCCTTCTGGCACGCATTAAGATATTCACATATTAGATCTATATGCCAGTTGTGTTTGTATGGATTTATGGGATCAATGATTGAGTAAACACGCCTTACATACTCAACAAGGCTTGTACGTTGTAATTGTAATACTGCTTGTTTCTCAAGTTCTGTAAGCACAATTACCTAGAATGTAGTTGCCATGGCACGCGATTGATTCCAGTAAGTAACACGTTTTATGCAGTACTTATTTAAAAACTCTGAACGTGTGCAATCGGGATGAATGAGTACTGTAAAGACAAGAATAGCTAGAGTAGCTATAATATAAGCAGCCGTAAATATAGATTTAAGATTCAGTTTGAACATGTTGTAATTCCTTATGCTCTTTAACAGCTTGTATTTTAAGACGCATAACAGCATCTACATCTGCTTCATTTGTTATAAAGTTTATGTTGGTCTGTGTTTGAATAGGTGCGCCGTTAATGCCTGCAAGCTCAACACGTTCAGAATAGCCTTTGTGTCTTAATTTGGTTTTGCAATAGAATATAATTGCTGTGGTATCATCTTGAGCTATTTTAGCTAGTAGCTTATCTTCTACAAAGCTATGGGTAACTATTTCTACTTCATCACAGATTTTAGCAAACTCTGGGTCAGCCTTTCGCCATTTGTAATAAGTACCTCTGTGAATACCTGCTTTTTGACAGGCAGCCCCAACAATTCCGTAGGTTTCAACTAGGTAATCTGGAAACTTCTTTTTTACATCGTCGCTCGTGTCCCCCCAATTCATACGCTCTCCTTCATCTCTTGACCGCATGTTGGACAATATTCTTTAAACTTTGTTTCTTTAGGTTCTTCTTCTTTTTCTAGTTCTGGTGGCATTACATCAGGGAATGCTTTTAAATTCATTCCCCATTCAACTAGCTTTTCAATCTCGTACTCATTAGCCAAAATGTCATAATCATATTCACCATACTGAAGATTGTCTCGAATATTGATACGTCTAAATTCATCATCTGTTAGTACTCTTTTTGGTATTTTTACTTCTATTAAATCATGTGGCATGTATCCTGCTGCAAGCAGAGCTTTACGTCTTTGATGACCGCCAATCATTTTATACTCGTGATTAACTTTAATCGTAGTATGATAACCGTCCTGCTTTATACCTTTAACCAGCTTTTCAAACTCAGGCTTGTTTATAAATCTAGGATTAGCCTCAAACTCTTTAAGTTCACATATTTTAATTTTGATGGTTTCCCAGTCTTTGGATTCATCCCGCGACATTACTTCGTGACTCCACATAATTAATTATGTTTAAACTATACTCTCTGAGCAGAATTCTTGTTTCGTCTGGATCTGTTGTGCGAGTAAGCATGTCAAATAGGTCATTCACAAGACTATCTTTTTTAAGAATTTCATCTAGCGTTTGTAAATTTGTTTGATTTTTTGTCATATTACGATATTACTACAATATTAAGAAGTGTTCAAATTTTATATTTTACATATAAAGGTTTAATAAAGAGTTAAGTCATTGGAAAATAATCTAAAAGAATCTGACATTTGTAAGTTGTTTATTAGGAATGTAAAAAAACTGCGGTCTTATAACTATTTTAAAACTGATTTTGAAATCATGCACATACCTAATGAGCATAAAAAGACCACTAACCGTGTACGTGATATAGCTTATCTTAAGCATTTAGTAGGTATGGGTATGCTACCAGGCGCACCAGATTATTTAATCATATACGAAGGTGGTAGACTTGCAGCAATAGAATTTAAACGTAATAAAGCAGGAACACGTCTGAAAGGTAATCAACTAGCATTTAAAGAACGGGCTAAAGAGCTTAGCATTCCATATCTTTGTACTTACGATATAGAACACGCAGTTGATTTTTTAACAGAACTACTAAATAGGGACTAATATGCCAAAAGAAAATATCCAAGCATTCTATCGTATCAAGAATGAGATAGAAGACCTTACAGATGATTTAGGAGAGCTAGAAGAGGAAATAGGTAATCAGCTTAATACAAAGTTACAAAACAAGCTAAGAAAGCTTGTACATGGTTATATGGATAGACTTGAACTAGGCTATCAGATGATGGTTGAGTTTGAAGCTTGTGATGAAATAGAGAAAAGCCAGCTAAATGCATTCTTTGCAGAATTAGAGGAACAATAGGTAAATTATGAGCGAAACTAATAAAATTGATTTTCATTTGGCAATGCTAGAACAAATTGATAAATATCAAAACGATTACAATCAGCTAGAAGAAAATTTTATATATGAATTGCGTTTATCTGAAGAAGAGATAGATGATTTGTACAAACTAATACGTTTAAACAAAATAATAAATGATTTAGGACATGCAGCGAATTCTATGTTTTTTAGCTTATCTAAAAAGGATCAGAATAAAGTTGTTAAGTTAAGAGAAAAATTAGCTAAAAAGCATGTTTATTAGTCAACTAGCCAAGCTACTCTAAATTGAGGTAAAGAGTAGCTAGCTCAAACGAATATTAAAACCAATTTATTTTAAACTGGTATTTACAAACTACCTAAATAAATTATACATTGCAAGATTAATTCACCAACTTATCCACAAAAACTGTGGATAACTCTTAAACCAATTTAAAATATTATTGTATTTTTAAATAATTAAATTATTCAGCATATTTATAATAAAATGTTTTGTGTCTAGTCCACATAGGGATTGCAACAGCTTTGTATCTGGCACCTCTATATTTCTCATGATAGGTAAGAAATGCCTCGTATATCTTTTCTTGTGGGTCAACAATCTCTGATTCTAGAGCTAGCTTTACAGGGCTATACATACGATGCTTTTCTATTCTAGCAAGTGTTCTATATGTTTGCTCTCCAAATATCCTCCCATGCTTGGCACGGTGTAATCCTATTTGATTTACAAGATCATCATAAAAGTCTGAAATTTCAAATATTCCAATATGATAATTATCCTCTACTTCTTTGTTATCAAAGAAAACCTCCTTTTCAATATTGTTCTCAAATATTTTATCAACAAAGCTTTCTATCTCATCAATATGCGCTCTGCTACGAGGTTTATAGGTTTTAATTACTCGTGAAACTGATCTGTCAATCTTGTGTTGTCTATATCCTTTTGTAGGATAGTCTTGCCGTGCGTAAGTGTTCATTATAAATCATCCCTATAGTTTGTGTATTCTGGATAGTATTTCTTAAGTATTGTTATTAGCTCAGGACTAATAGATTTTTTCTGATAAGCAGGAGGGTTAGCTAGCGTTATTGTTTTACTTGCCTCATCAAATATAACAATCTGATGCCTGTCTTTAGTTTCGTTTACGTATTTAGGGTTTTTAGTCTCAAGTGCCACAGCCCTAAGCAAACCCTCTTTGTCCAAAGTTATGTCTTGTTTTTCTAGTATTTGTTCCATTTGCTGTTTCTGTACCTCCTGCCAATTATCATTAGAAGTTTTTTGCTTAAGTTGTTTTATTTGCGCGCTTTTTTCTTTGTTGTAAAGATCAAATTCCTTTGGTTTTATTTCATTTTCTACCCACTTACTGGCACGCTTCTGCCAGTTTGGTTCTGTATCTAGCTCATTTAACCAATATTTTTTAATTCCTTTTTCTAAACTTTTTCTAACCAGTAGCGGATTTAATTGTAAATTTCTTGCTATCGACATCACAAGTTCGTGATTTGGATCAAAATGAACTTTTGGCGGATCGTTTTTTTCCATTTTTCCTCTCAAATTTATTAAAGTTTTGCTAGCTATACTTTCTTTATAATTTTTTATATTATATAGGTGGACATTTTGATTTTGAGCGTGTTTCTTTCTAGAGTTTGATACCCTTCTGGCTAACACAAACAAATTTCTATTGTTTATCCTTTCTCTGTAGGCTTTCTTTTTGCAGGCAAATGATTTGAGTGCGTGTTTAGACGGTAGATCTATAAGGACGGTAATTCTGCTAGGCAGTTTAATACGACCATCATAACGCCCAGTAATGTAACTGATAACACCCCTTCGATTAAGTTTGTTAAGAGATCTTTGGACGGTCTTCTGGCAGCAACCAATATACTCAGCAATTGCACAATGATAAGAAGGCTTATCCCTCCTTTGGAATTCCAAAACGCAAAGGAGCACAAAAGCGTCAATAGGTGAAAAATTATGAACAGCGAAAAAGGACTGAAAGGGCTTCCAAGCATTTAAATCAATTTCTTTGAAGTAATGTTTTGCACGATATAGATCTAAATCAACGATATTATTAGTGAATTTTGGTAATTTACCGTTATTAACTAATTTTTTTTGTTGACTTGTTTGTTTATGTAATCTATTCTGCATTTCAGAAATCCCCTGAGAAAGGTTTCGTGTTATTATATGCATTCTAAATCTTGGCGGACATAGAATGCGACTTAAAAAATAATAAAAAAAAGGTCACTGTAAAAGGTGGCCTTTTTTTGTTACCGACGCTTATATTAGCTTGACTTTTTATTTAGTCCAGTTAAATTTTCATTCGAGGTGATTATTTTTCTACTAACTGTCAGTTACGCTATGATAATAATTGCCTCATAGAAACATTTTTTTATCAACACTCTTGTAAAAATTTGCTCTATTAGTTTTACGAAAAAAAACAGAAAGCCCTTTCTTTGATAGTTAGAAAGGGTTTTTTGTTGTCTTAAATTTTTGCTAACCTATTGACTTATAACGATATTTTCTTTAAACCAAAAATAGTTTCGGTGGGCTCCTTACTTTTGGATATTTTCACTCAAAACGTCTGCCGAAGCTACATTACTTACTCTGTTTTACTAAAAAAAGGACCTGTAAGCTTTTCACTTACAGGTCTTCTATTTACAGGCAGTAAATATTCGAGTATGATGATTTTGTAGATGTTGGGCCCGCAAAGATGGTCTTTGCGGGTTGTCTAATGCATCTGCTCAGTCGGAGGTGGCATGTGATCAAACATATCACGGGCTTTTGGCTCCATCTGACTCCAGTATTCTTCGCTTCCTAAAATCTTAAAAATATAATTATTAGCCATATCAGAAGCGAGCTTCATTGATTGATTAAATACAACCTCATGAAACATATCTTCTGGAATATCTTTAAGTCGTTCTGCTAAGGTAGAACACCACTTCTCAAAATTCTCAGGACGTTTAACATTCATAACCAGAAAATTGTACAAACTACTTTGAATTGCGTAAAATATCTTAGTTTTCTCTTCTTCTGAAAGCAAATTGTCCATTGTAATATCCTTATTTATAAAATGTGTTAACGCAGTGTTAACTTATTTCATATAATATTACAAATTAAAAATCTATTCTTTTTGCGCTTTTCTTCTTTTTGTACAAAAGTCTCAGGTTCGCGCATTAGCTCTGCAACCCCCTCTAGCTCCTTACAATCATCACTGTCATAAAGATCAAATATCTGGTAGAGGGTTTCAAAGGTTAAATCTTTTTTTGGAGGGTCGTAGTCGTACTCTTCAGCAATATAATATTCTTCAGCATCAACAAATGGTGCTTTTACTTTATTTTTCATTTTTTCACTCAAAACTAATCACTATGTAATTGTAATAACTTATCACATAGTGATTTTACCATATTTAAATCTTTAAGGATATTATCTAAATCATCCTTAGATCTTAATTTTTCTTCTAGGGTACTTAAGTTTTTGGACATGTGGGAGCAATAAGTTTTTGTCAGCTTTTGCTTTAACTGGAACATCTTCATTGTCAACATCATCAATACTCGTTCTAATATGATGATTAAACTCTGGATATTTCAAAAGCATTTGATTCAGTTGTATCACTAGCACGTCTACTAGAATTGCAAGTTCAACTAATTCACTGCCTGTGATTTTAGCCATGTCATCATAATATTTACTACTACGAAGCTTTTCACTAATACGGTTAAGTTCATTTTCTACTTCTACTTTTTCCATTAATACACCATTTTTATAAATTTATACATGTTTTTATAACAATTTTATTATTGATATTTATAACAATTCTACTATACACTTTAGTAAAATAACTAGTTAACTACATTATCACATATAGGAAACCATGACAACTACTACACGAAAAACTCATTTTGCTACAATACAAGTTGAGAAAGAAGTACATGATATAATTAGAAAACTTAGTATAGTTACTAAAAAACCAGCTCACAAAGTAGTAAAAGCACTACTTGCGAAAGCTAGTATTATAGATGCTGAGCATGATGACGTATTCTGTAACTGGTCCGAAGAAGATAGAAGCAAATTCTTATTGATACATAGCCTAATTGACTAATTTACTATGTAGTAAATTTACTATTGACATCAGTTTATAAAGTAGTAATATAACCTCAAATACTAATTAAGAGGTTTATTATGAAATACTATTTACTACACAAAGATAATTTAGAATGCGAAGAAATAGCAAAAGCTGACTTCTTTAAATGGATATCTATAAACGACAGTGACTATATATATATTACGTATAACACAGAGACAGGTAAGATATCCTCTCTAGATGACATATCTGGCTATTGGTTTCATGTGTTAGGTGGCGAAATACACTGGGCAATACAAACCAACGAACTTCACGCAGTAGAATATCTTGAAAGACTTAGTGATTCTGAGTTTGGTCGAAGCTTGTGGAATTACGAAGCAACAATAAATAATAATCAAAAGCATGATATTTTAACGATTGTTAAAGAAATACAAGATATAAATGATAGCTGGCAACAACATAAATATGATTACTCAAGGAGAGATTAGATGACTGATATAGTTTCATATGTACCACAAGGAATTACTGAGATTAAAGAATTTTGCTCTATGGTGGCTAAGTCTAACATAGTACCTAAAGAATATATTGGTAAGCCAGAAAATGTGTTTGTTGCGTGCATAAAAGGCATGGACCTTGGCCTTAAACCACTACAAGCTTTGGAATGTATAGCTGTAATTAACGGTAAAACCTCACTTTACGGTGATGCATATCTTGCTATTGCGAGGGGTACAGGACAACTAGAATCTTATAAAGAAATAGTTGAAGGTGAAGGTGACAAAATGAAAGCTATAGTTACAGTTAAGCGCCGTGGAGAAGAACCTAATACAACTGAATATTCTGCTGCTGATGCTAAAACAGCTAACCTATGGGGTAAACCTGGCCCTTGGTCACTACATCCAAAACGTATGCTTACTATGAAAGCTCGTAATTATGCACTTCGCGCAGCATTTGCAGATAAATTCTTAGGCATGGAATACTCAGCAGAAGAATTAATGGAAGTAGAAGAGTCAAAGAAGGGACACCCGCGTGATGTAACACCACAAGATATAGTAGCTGATGTTGTTGCTCATACTAAGGAAAACAAAAAACTATTTATGATAGATGGTAAGTTTTTAACACCACTTGAAGTAAATTCTACAATACGTGACCGTATACAAAACATAACTTCGGCAGAAGATCTAGTGAGTTACGAAACATGGAAAGCTAAAAACCAAGACGGTATTAAAGAATTCTGCAAGCTAAATAAAGAAATAGCTCTGTCTTTTGCAGAAGATATGGAAATCATTAAGAAAAACATAGAAGAGGAATTACATGCAGAAATCTAGATCAGTTACAGAGTGGAAATCATTATCTGCCAGTGATTTCTACTTTAAAATAAACGAAATACTAACAGATCCAGAATTTAGCTTTACTGAGCTTGCAGCTTATGCTGAAACGGCTATGAAAGATAAACAAGATATTCTAGATCTTATAAACAACCTTATATTTGCTATTTCTGAAAAGGAAGCAATATCAAGATCGATAGCAAACGAAATAGCAGAAATGCAAGCACGTAAAGATAGATTTAATAATCAATCTGACTATTTACGTAATGCTTTAAAAATGGTTATGGATAAATGTGAGCTGACTAAAATAGAATGTCCTATGGGAACCGTATCAAAAACGATTAGAAAGGCGTCTAGGGTAAATGTTGTCGATGAAGGTACCCTACTACTAGAGCACCCTGAATTGTACGTAAAACCCGAGCCAAAACTCGATAGAAGAGCGCTTAAAGAATTACTTGAACAGGGTGTTCAGATAGAAGGTGTTGAGCTGCTAGATACAGAAACCATACAGATAAGAAAATAAAGATGAATGATGACGATACAAATGTGTTAGTTTTTATGATAATTGTTTTAACAATATTTACTTTAACCACATCGCTTCCATGGTGGGGTGCTGTCATAATTTTTATGTTATTACTCAATAATTAGAGGTTTATTTATGTGAATTATAATACTTGGTGCTTTAATTGCAAAAGGCGTTTTACCTTTATCTTTTATTGTTGTGCCGTTTTTACTTAATCATGATCAGAAACAAATTTAGCAATACCGCCTTTAACCATTACTTCTTGTATGTTCTCTATTTGGTCACTTAATGTTTTTATAGATTCTTGGTAGCCATTCATAGTTTCTACAACATCAAGAAAATTTGCCATCAAACTTTTTAGCGCTGTTTCAAGTTCAATTATTTTTGTTGTACAGTTCATAGATTTACAAACAAAAAGCGTACACCAAGGTATTAATGTACGCTTTCCATCTCACAAGAGTTTAGTAGATATATGATATTAGAGAATATATTTATCTAAAATCAATATATTATATAAAAGGAATATAGTCTAGTCCTTTGTGTATATAATCTTTCATATATTCTATAGGTGAGTTATCACCAGATAGTAATACATCAGCTAAGGCTAAAAATCCAATTACTGGAACAGCCATTTCTGGATGATTTTTTACATAATAAGTAGCACCTGCAGCTATTGCACCAGATATAACAGAATCAGCTACCATATCATGACGTACATCTCTTACGTCTGCTGGGTTTTCAATTCCAACATGTCCTGCTTTATAAATGTCGTGCGCTAAGTTTAAACCAAACATTCCAACAGGAACTGCAGTATTAACAGCAGTACCAACAGTCGGTAATGTTACTTGTGAAGCAATACCAAGAGCTGTAAACGTAGTAAGCTTAGCAGCGTGCATAGCATTGTTAATTAAAGACTCAACAAGTGTGTCGTGTGTAGTTTTCATAATTTACTCCATAAGTGTTTTACTAAGCCAAGTACCTCTTGGGCTTTCTACGAAAACTTCCTTAAGGTCTTAGCTAAAACAGCCCGCTTCTTAAGTTTAGGATCTTTAGAATGAGCAGCTTTTTCTAATTTTTTTTCTGGAATCTTTTGACCAGCTTTAACCCCAAGCTCTTTTCTAAGAGCCCCTGGCTTCTTTACTGCGTCTTTGATCCAGTCTCCAGCCATTACTTGCAACCCTTTTTCATGGCTTTCTTCATATCTTTTTTTACGACTTCTTTCATAAGCTTTTTGTCAGCCTTTTCATCTTTTTTCAGAAAATCCTTCATTACTTTCTTTTCAAGCTTTTTCATTTAAAGTCCTTATTTATAAATATTTTTGTTTTTAAGATTACGAGTTTTATTAGGTTGATCGTACGCTTAAAAGCTTCCAGTAACAGAGCTACCAGAATATTAATACATAACATTCTTTTTATTGCTTTGTGCAGAAGTTCCAACACCTTTAACTTTTTTCATAGCTTCAGACATAGAAACATCGTGCTGAGCTGAAAATCTGTTTTTTAGTGGAGTTCCGTTAGATTTTTCTACAGGCTCATCATAAGAAGGGATTCCCATAGAAAGCTTACGACCGAAACATTTTCCGCTATGTTCATTTTTCATTTTAAAAACTCCTAATAAATTTAATTACAAAAATAATAACATATTTACCATATTATGGCTACAGTAAAATTATGCCCTATAGAAAAACGTAGTATCGTTTGAAGTAGTTGATATTTGTCTTGAAACCACCACCATTTGGGCTGTATCATCAAAAAATAATTGCGATGAAGCAGATTGATTGCCAACAGTAACCCTATCGCTAGAATTTAACGTTAAAGAATTTATATTATTATAAGTTACTTTTGCAATTTCTATACCACTTCCAGTTTGAGCATAACAATAAATAGCTATATTATCTGAGACGCTTACAAGCGATCTATTTGAATAATTAGTACCACTATAACAGCTAGAATTTGAAAAATTACTCAGTAATGTCGCAGGTGTGCCAAGAGTGATTGTTGAACTGCTATAAGTTAAACCTACACCTCTTATACCTTGTAATGTGCCAGCATCACCTGCATATAGAATCATACCTGTTGATGATGAAGGAAATACAGTAACGCCCTTAGAAGTTGGGTTATTACTATAATTACTATATATAGTAACAGGCGTTCCACCTGTTATAGTTCCGCCAGATATTGTTGCAATAAACGCATATAAACCATATGGAGCGCTTCCAGCGGTTGAAGTATGTACTAAAAACAAAATTCTTGTTGAATCAATAACAGCATACTGAAAATTACTAGTAGAGTTTTGTATTCGTAACCCATTGTTAAATATATTATTATCTGAATTTGTAGAAGATATTGTTAGCCCGCTTGCGTCAATTCTTCTTGCATTTATATTATTTCCACCGTCACTATAAACATATATAGCGCTATTAGATTCAATAGGAATAAGCGCATCGTTTCCTGATGCAGTTCCTGTAGCTGTAAACGTAGTTGAAGTATTGGCTGTCACGCCTGTACCAGAAACATTTGACGCAACAAATGTAGTAACCGTGTTAGTACCAGATACATATGTTGCAAGTATTCTATCAACAGCGTTTGTGGTGTCATAAGCCAGTAACGCATAATTACTTACTGATTGAAATGCTGCATTTGAGCTTGATGTAGTTACAAGACCACGGCCAGCGACACCTGCTGCAAAACTCATAAATCTTAAATTAGATGAGCCTTGTTGTGCTATTAATCTGTTAAATCCTAACCAACAAAAACCACTTGTACCTGCACTCATAGAAACAGATTGTACTCCACTATTTTTAGTACCATCGAAAGTTGACCAATCAGGCGTTGTTGCGTTAGCTTTTACAAGTGTCATATTAGCGCATGAGCCTAAGCTTGCTATTGCTGTAGACAAGCTTACCATAACATTATTAGTTGAAAGCTGTATTGCTCTCATCTGCTGACCTTGTCTAAAGGAATTTGTAAATTTAGCACCTTTAAATAACACACTTGCGGTTGCGTTAAATGTAACAACATTACCAGTTAACTGCATACCAAGACTTTCAAAACCATCACCTGTATTTGTTCCAGGGGTACCAAACTGCTTTGCGTAAGTAATTACATATTTACCGCTGTCATAGGGCGCAATACTAATAGCTTGTGGGTTTGATGCAAGACCTGTAACAGTAGTTGTATATTCAGTATTGTATGTAATACTACCGCCACTAGCTACAGTTACAGTTCTAACTGCAAGCGTATTTGAGCTTTTATAATAAGCAATAAGCACAGTAGAGCTATTAACTTTAACTATACCAAAAGCACCGTTTGCGCTTGTTACACCGCTTGAAACTGCTGAACGCAATGTAAATGAAGTACCAGATACAACATCAATACTTACCATATTTAATACGTTAGCAGTTGTTATGTATCCTATTACTGCAAGCGTTGAACTCAGTGCTACAATACTTGCGTTGGTTCCTGTTGTTACAACACTACTTGCATTTGTGTTAGATTGAATACCTGCAAGAGTAGTAGGATTTATTAAAGAAAGTCTATTGTTAGCATTAACTGAGCCGTTAAATCCAAAAACAAGTGCATTAGATGAATCAAGAACGCATGCAATTGGCGTAGCCACTGCTCCACCAGATACTATAACGTTAGTTTCTCCAACACTTGCACTAAGTGTACCACTGCTATTGTTAATTACTTGCGCTGAAACTGTTGTAGTTGTTGTATTTCTATAAACTACTATAAAATTATTAGCGTCAATTTGTTCAACATATTGTACAGATACTGCGCCACCAGGTGTAGTTAATGCAAGTCTTGAACCAAAAGAAATGTATGAATCATTAACTGTTCCTATCCATACATATGTTGTAGAGCCTGAAAGGGTTACTGCGTACACACTTGTAGAATTTGCGCCACAGAAATTGAATTCTTGTGTATTCCACGCTGCTGTACTATCCGTTGGAAATGCAGGAATAAGAGCACTAAATGTATCAGCAACTACTGCACTTGAGCCAGATGCACCGTAATATCCTCTAAATGTACTAAATGCCATAAGGCCTCCTTATGAAGCGTAATTAAGTACTGAAGCTGCTCTCCAAGTAGTACCTGCGTTTGTTGTAGTTAGAACTATCATATCAACTCTGTTTGCTGTTGTAGTAAGAGTAGGTGTAGTTCCGCCTGGAAATATAACAGATCCTGGCCAAGTTACAGTCCAACCTCCTGTTCCGTCTTGTATTAAGAACAAAGTAATACTAACTGCCCTATTTGCTGTTGCTGGCACGTTTGTAAAGCTTAGCGTCACGTTACCAGTAAGTGTTAATGAGTGTACATTTCCAGCAGACACATCTATTGCATAAGTAGTGCTTTGCGAGCTTGTAACGTTAGTTTCAGTGTAATTTTGTAAGTTACTGCTCCATGTACCATTAGTTACTGTACCTACTGTTGCAAGTGAGCTTAATGATGTTACAGCAGTATTTACGAGTGTTCCAGTTGTAGGCAGTGTAACATTCGTTGCGCCAGTTGTAGTAAGCGTTAAGCTATTTGCGCCACTAGTTGCAAAATTTCCAGCAAGAGTAATGGTATTAGAACCGTTGTTAACTCCAGTACCGCCGTAGGTGCCACTAATTACCGATGCATTCCAAATACCGTTTGTTACAGTACCAACTGTTGCAAGCGAGCTTAATGATGTTACAGCTGTATTTACCAGCGTTCCAGATGTTGGAAGGGTAACGTTAGTGTTACCTGTAACGGTAAGAGTCGTATTAAACGCACCGCTTGTAGTTAAATTTCCGCCAAGTGTAATAGTTCTAGAACCGTTGTTTACACCAGTACCACCATAAGTGCCTTCAATTACGCCACTATTCCATGTACCAATAGTTACAGTACCAAGCGTAGTAATTGTGTTTTGACCAACATAACTTGCAGATATATCAAATGTAGGGTTGCCACTTACGCCATCACCGTTGGTAACAGTTAATCTATTAGCAGTGCCTGTTAATGTGCGGCCAGTATATGTATTTGATGCTGTTTGCGTCAAAATTCCGTTTGTATTATATCCGTTCCAACCACTAATTCCTGAAGCAAGTGTCACATTTGTTCTAGAATTTACTGCGTCATCTGCTGCAACAAGACCTGTGCCTGCAAAATTTAATTCTGTGCGTTGAGTAAGTGGGGTTGCATTATTTTGAATTGTATTATAACCACCAGAAGATGATACGGCTGCCCATTTTAATCCAGTTACTTCTGCGCTATCAGCAGTTAAAACAAAGCCGTCAGTACCCACAGGTAGTCGTGCGTTAACTGTGCTAAACGATAACAAGTCACCTTTAGTTGTAAGAGGAGATAATGCGCCAAATCCTGCGCTTGCTGATGTTTGCCCAGTTCCACCATAAGCAATACCTATTGCTGTAGCATTCCACACACCTATGTTTATTGTTCCTATAGAAGATAGAGATGATAAAGTAGTAACACCAGTATCTACAAGAGTACCACTTGTTGGAAGAGTAACGTTTGTAACACCAGTAGTAGTTAACGTAAGATTATTTGCACCAGATGTAGTAAAATTAGCTCCAAGAGTAATGGTTTTACCAGAATTACTAACGCCAGTACCACCACTTGCACCAGATAAAGGATTTGCAGGGTTTAAATTTAAACTATTTACTATTGCCATTTTATACCCCGTTTAAATTTCCTTGCGTATTTGATGCAACAAATGTTAAATCATTAGCAACTGCGTAAAGTTTAACACTGTCAGTATCAAGAGTAGATGATAAGCTACCACCCGCACCAATTGTAGTTCCTGTGCCATTGTAAAGAATATTTTGACCAGCATTTTGAGCAATACTCCAACCACCTGCATAACCGATTATTTCTATAAACTCACCAGCAGTAAAGGTTGTAGGTAAAGTTAAGGTTAAAGTGCTAGCACCGTTTACTATATAAGTTGTATTGATTGCTAACGTCTGGCTTGTAGTTATAATTTGAGCTATAGGTGTACCCATAGCGTTGATTTGAGCTTGAATATTACTAGTTGCACCACTCAGATAACTTAGCTCGGTAGAAGTGACAACACTTGCGGTAAGAGTATTAGATGCATTAGTAACAACAGCACGACTAGCAGTAATAGTATTACCAACAAAATTGGTTCCGTTTCCATTTATAATAGTTCCTGCTGTACGAGCAATTCCTGCTATATCATTTAAACCTGCTGCCAAGCCAACATCTGTTGATGATGCACCTGCATTGTCTGCTACTGTTATACCAGCGCCAGTAAAATTAATTGTTGTTTCTTGGGGAAATGGCGCACCAGCTTTTGCTATGGTGTCGTAGCCACCGCCGCCTCCGCCACCAGCAATTTGTATTCGCTTTATATTAGCCATTTTAAACCTATATAGCTTGAGCCGTTACGCTTATAGAAGTACCTGCGCCAGCATTAGATAAAACACAACGTATAAGATCGCCATACACAACATTTTCTAACGTTGTTTGACCATCAGCAGCAAAAGATGTTTGCCCTGTAATAAATTGAATAGGCAGCCAATAAGTGTTATCCCACGGCGCTATAGTTTGAAATTGTATAGTTGCACCGTCCCAATTACCGCCATACTTTAAACATGCGCTTTTATTAGGAAATATAAAAGAATACGAAGCTGAATTGGCATCTGTAGTTTGAGCGTTAAAAAAAGTAATATTAGTTTGTGAAGGCGATGCGTTTACCATGACAATCCTTTAATTCATTACGATGTAGCTAACTACAGAAGTATCAGCACCACTTGCAGAAGTAATTGTAAATCCAACACCTGCATTTAAAGTAACACCTAAAGCGTTTGGAGTAGCATCAATTGGAGTTGCAACAACTATACTATTTGCAGTTATTGCAGTATTTGCAACAGTTACAGTACCAGCTGCAAGTGTAGCACGACCAGCAGCTACAAAAGTGCTACCAGCAAGTGTATAAGACGCCACTTGATCAACAGTCGCCTCTAGTGGCTGGAAATAATTATTTTGATTTGTGTAGTTTGTTAAGCGTTGAATTACAACTTTATCACCGCTTTGCACAGAAGAAGCCGATTGACCTTCCGCACGTATAATGCCAGAGACCGCCATTCCCATAGAAATATTCCTTATATTGAGAAAAAATAAATTTATAAAACAAATTGTAACAAATATTTCTAAATTAGGAAAGTTTTATTTTATTGCTTAGACCTTAACATCCTTAATTCTTCTATTAAACTATCAACAGAATTAGTCGGTTGCTCTAGTTCTTGCTCATTTTTACCGAGTGAATTAGCTATTGTTGGCGTTGCAGATAATATATTTTCTTGGGTCCTAAGAATTGTACTAATTATTTTACCGCCCCATGGTTGTTTAGAAATAAAATTAATAATAGAATTAGGATCTGGATTTGCTTGCCATTCTTTTGCTTTTTTAGCTATTTCTTTGACACCTTGTTTGCCGTATAGTGCTTCAAGCGTAGTATTATGATCTTGCAAGTATTTATACAAATACTTTGAGGTTTTTTCTGTATCGTTCTCAAGTAAAGGTCTAAACATTTTAATGGCCGCTTCTTGTCGGACTAAATTCATTTCTTCTGGTATTAGCTTATCAAGTTCTCTTACTATAAAAGGGGTGTCTTTTTTAAAAGAGGTATTTGCCTTACCAAGCATTTGATCAGCAATATTTTCTGGTATTAAGTTTTCTTTAGGCGTTTTTATTATATTGTATATAAACTTTTTACCTGCATTTGATTTATCTTTATATTTGCTTGCCCACTGTGCATATTCTTTATTAGCAACATCATAATTTGCTAAAGATTTAGGATTGCTAGACAGACCTCTCCGTGTTAAATCTGTTTCCCATTCTCTTGCTATTTCTTTTAAACGATTTAATGCACCTATCTCTTGATTATTAGGGTTTGTTTTTTCTAAATTTCTTATAGATTGATTAATGCCTTGGCGCCATTTTTCTAAAGCATTTCTATTTACGCCTGTAACATTGTCCACACCTTTAGTATTAGCAAACATAGAATTAAAAGACTTTACATACCCATGTGCAAGCTTACCTATATTATTTTCATTAATATAACCTTCTGCGTTAAGAATTTGTCTTGCAAAGGTCGGGAAAGCTTTAATTTCACTTATAGCTATATCACCTGCTTCGTCTTTAGCTTTTTGATACTTTGCTGTTATTGGTGCTTTTTCTTTTGCAGCTTTATCTTGTAATTTCTCAACAGCAGTTCTGGCTAACTCACCTTTTTTAGGTATTTCCTTTAAACCTACAGCACCTTTAAAGGTTTCATCAATACTTGGGCCAAACATATTCCTAACACCAGCGCCAATTGCTCTTGATGCGCCTGGAACTGTGCCACCTGCTAACCCCCCAACTAAGCTACCAATACCAGGGTTTTCTGGTGATATTTGCTCACCTGCTGCAGCACCTACACCTGCTGTTGCAAGCGCTGCATAATCTTGCGCTGTTTTTGGTGCTAGATATTTGCTTGCAACTTTTGCTGCTTTAGATGTTCCTTTAGTTAAAAGTTTAGACAATCCTGCACCACTTCCTACAAATTCAGCAACATTCTCTGAAGCTTTTTGACTAAAATCTTTTGGTTTGTATTTATTATCAGTAGCTTTGTCATATAACTTAGCAGATTCTTCTGCCACACTAAATCCAGGCGCATTTGCAAAAGCAGCGTAAACATTATAAGGGATTAGACCAATGTCTATAATAGAGCCAGGAGCTTTTGCAATACCTCTTCCAATTGAACCCAGTAAACTAGGTGATGAATCTGCGCTTTCACTACGAATAGCCTTTAGTTCCTTTATAAGCTCTTCTTTAGTTTTCATAACTACCTTATTTTAGCTATTTGTTCATCGGTAAAGCCTTGTGCTTTCAGTTGTTCAATAATTTGTTGTTCCCGTGACATACTAGGCTGCTTTAATTCAACTGGTTGAGGCTGAAACTCTGATTCATCTGGTTCAAATAAAACCACTCTATTAGGCTCTACACCATAATCTTTGGCTAAACCTTTATATTTATCCCCGACATTTTTGATATTAGTAACTTGTGTTTTATAGATTTGTTTAGCGCTATTAACAAAATCTTTTCTTTGAGAGTCATTTAATCTTTGACCACTCAGTGCTCTATTATATGCATTACGAATAACATCTGGCACTCCTACAGTTTTCTCGGCTGTAGCATACTCGCTTTCGCGCACAACAGATCCAGGATCGTAAACTTTCATAATACCGTAAAGTAAAGCTATGTCATTTGCAGGAGATGGATTAGAAGCAGCGGCTTTGACTTTTTCATAAGCAGATTTTATTGTTTTAAATTCACCAGACTCTTTAGCAACTTCTGATCTAAGTTCTTTTTCAATTTTAACTTGGTCTTCGCGACTTAGTCCGCCATTTGCCAATTTTTGTTGCAATTCTTGTGCTCTTAAACTTAAATTACCCTGCTCAATACCAAGTCTTGCACGATCTAAACCTAGGCGTTCTCTATCGAAACCAACTCTTTGCTCTTCGAAACCAAGTCTTCTTAAATCATTTTTTGATTCCATAATAAACTTTAATGTGTCTTGAGCAGCTTTTCCTGTTATACCCATTTGACCAAGTTGGATGATTGCCCTTTGTGGATCACTAGTATCAACACTTTGCAGAGCAGAGCTAATTTTCTGTTCCATTTCTCTTTTACGCAACTCTTCTTCTTGTTCAAAGCGATACTTATCTATTTGCGCTTTCTTAAATTCATTTTCCCTTGCAGCCATGCTTTGCTCCATTAGAGCTTTGCCAATAGGATTACCTTGAGCTTGAAGCGCACCTAAAAAAAGCGGATTCATTAGAATTTGTGAGTAATCCATTATAAATAACCTCCTAAAGAACCAATTTTTCCACCAGATAGACCACCGATACCACTACCACCGCCCATAGCACCAAGCCATGGCGTGCCTCTAGCATTTTGATAACCTTGATGTAATCCTGCAAAACCAATGCCTGCGTTACCAATTTTAGTCAACATGTTTTGTTCACCAGGCATATAACTAAATTCTTGACTAGTCCCTTGAAAATTTTTAAGTCTATTGCCAAGCATATCAAGTCTATTCTGTGGCAGTTGTTGTTGTATTAATGGATTAACTGCATTGATTTCATTCTGACCATGAGCTTGAACTTGATTACCAGCAGCAAGTAACGCATCAAGTCCTAGCATTCTTTGTTCATTCCCAACAGCTTGCAATCCACCAGCAATTCTATAAGTATCATTACCACCGCCAACAAGATTATTTAGAAAACCTGCACGTCTGGCAATTTCCATATTGCGTTGAGTTTGCGCTTGACTAAAATTAGTTTGGTTTTGATCTGCTATAAAATCTTGGGCTCTTTTTAACGATTCATTTTGACGATTAGCAAGCATATTACCAAGCGCACTACTTCCAAAGGCTCCAAGTCCACCAAGTCTAGATGCATTACCTAAAATTGTGTTTTCTCCCCCTCTAAGTTCATCGCCCATACGTGATAATGTACGATTTATGACTTGATCAGTGTATGGATTCATATAACTGTCTAAAGAACGCTCCATAGGATTATATGCAGCCATACCTTGTAGCGCTTCTAATCCTCTTTGAGAATACGGATTTACATAGCTTTCAACAGATTTTGGCTGGAACATTTGTATTTCATCAAATGCACGTTCTTGCATTGGGTTAAAAGGTTCAATACCTGGAAGTGGCCTAACACCTATTGAACTAGAGAAATAATCACCGCCTAAACCATCTGCGCCCATTCCGCCACCCATAACAGGGTTGCCATTAGCGTCAAAAGACATGCCGCTATTTTGCAAACCTACTCCGCTATTACCACCAATTATAGCGCTACGAAACTTTTGATATTCATTAGGTTGATTAGGGTTAAAAGGATTACTAGCCATAAAAGGATCGTAATTTTTATCACCAAAATTATGGGTAACATCACTAGTAAAAGGGCCTTTGTAGCCTGGTTTTAACATCGATTGATACATCTGTCTTAGTTGTATTTCTCTTTCTCTGTCAACGGTAGGGTCGTTTGCAAATGCACCTGCACCCATTCCTTGAGCTTGCTTTGCTGCTTGAGCTTGCCTTATTACTTGCATTTCGGGCGAATTCATTAGACGTGCTTGATTGTCTGCATAATTTTGCAGTTCACGCACACCTTGTGAATCATAACGGCCAGTTCTAGCACGTGCAAGAGGTCCTGGGCTTGGTCCATTATTGTACTGTGCTAGTATTCCAGGTAAATATTGTTCAAGATATGCACGTTTTACAGGTTCTGGTAATGTTTCAAAACCAGATACTGATGTAGGCATTTGCTCAGGTTCATCGTCACCAAATAAGCCTCCCAACAAACTCGTGCCTGCACTTACTAAATAACCTGCTGTAATTGGATCCATTTTATACTCCTACTAAAACGCTACATAACTAATACGTCGCCAGCGTAAATTTCCAGCAACATTTATTAAAACATATTCAAAATTTTCATCTCTTACTATATCATATAATTTGTCTGGTGTCTGCACATCTAAGCTATCTACTGGTGCAGTTCTATCAAATCTTAAGCGACCGAGCACATAGCTATTAGCTAGCTTTAATTCTAATAACCTTACAGTTTCTTCTAACCGCCTAATACGGTCCTGTTCATTAGACAATGTAGTAATTGACTGATTGCTGAATCTACTCATCTTGGACTAGACTCCGTACCTTCTTCTATCCATCTACCAATTAAGAAATTAGTATTAAGACCAGATGTTTCTATTTTATACTGCCTTTGTCTAGCTGTAAGTATTACATCAACTTTTGTTGTGCTTGGCGTAATTGTGTATGGTTGATTCCTTGCTTCAATTACAGGTCCTTGAGGATATAACTTACCATATGCGTATAGTTTAAGTTCTCCTCTTTGTAAGCTGTCAGGGAAAACGCTGTAAAGCCTCATTGTAGTATCGCCGTCACCAATTTGTGCAAAATTAGTAGTTGCATAAGCATTCATTGGCGCATACTGGACATTTACTTCATCAATTAATGGGTTATATGCAGGATTGTAATCATTAAGCCCCACTTCCATTTGAAATAAATAATCGTCAGTTGTTATATTAGACTGTATTGTGTATGGTGTAAGATCTATATTAATAGGCTCTTCTGCTGCCGTTCTTGGCATTCTGCCAAGAGTCCAGTGTTGTTCTTTATAATTATAAGTAACGTAATGAGTAGGCTCTTTACCTGCTGGATTACTACCGTCTTTTATGCAGTAATACCAACTAATTTCTTGATATGCTACATTAGGATAAGCAAAAACCTTAAAGCTTTGCGATAAGTCTATGTTGTCATACACATACCGTTTCAAAGTATTATTAGGCAGTACACTTACAGAAGTACCATCAAATACATAAAAATCACCTTGACCCATCCAAAATACAGCGTCTTGTATTTCAACTCGAGCTTTGGGACCGATAAGTCCATCAGTTGTAAATAATTCTGATATATTCCAGTAAAATGGTGCTTCTACATACTGCGCAACATAAACTTCACTGTCTGTAAATATTAAATCTCTGTTACGTGTTGAAGCTTGTGATATAAATTGGCCTGCTTGCGGTATATTTGTTTCATATGCTGTTGATTGTGCGCTTGTAGCAAAATCAAATGTTCCTGCGTTACTTGCTTTATAACTGTTTAATTGATTGCCAGAAGCAAGTACTACTATTATACCATTTGATACATATAACCACCTTGCAGCAAGTGGCACGCTTGCAGCTCCCGCTTCAGAAGAAAGTAAGGTGGGCGCTATTGTTACATCACCTTTCCATATATATATGTTGTCATCTGTAGAAGTTTGTGGATTACCAGGAGTTAAAATTAAATCACCTCCAAACGAATCCATTGACCAGATGCGTGGTTTATCGTTAAGTGTGTTAAAACTACCAAAAGATTTTGCTACTCCGTAATTACCTACACCGTACAATCCACCGCCATAACCAGAACCATTAGACTGGTCAGCGTTACCTGCTGCGATTTGAGTAGTTATGTTTGTTAATGCCCCACCAGCAGCAGATATTCCGCTTGTCGCTATAGTGTTTGTTTGTATCGTAAAATTATCAGCATCTACAACATTAGTAACATAATTCTGTATGTTTATTTGGGCAGCTGGAATATTTGCAACATCAGTTGACCCTTGAATCCATATTCGATCACCTTTAGGTAAATTGTGCCCTACATAATTAACAAATAGATAACTTGTGGCCCAAGTCATGTTTATTGTAACAGTTCCAGTAGCAGTTGCATTAGCGCCAGTATTTATTCTTATACTTGTTTGGTTGTTTGCATAACATATAAATGTGTTATTGAAATTACTTGCGGGTATTCCATTATAAGGACCTCCTGCAACGCCAGATATTTGTATGTTATCGCCATTATTTAAATAATGGTTTATAGTTAGCGTTACAACAGAAGACCCTGCGACGGTCGTAACATCTACCGCAACGCTAGAGTTATATTCAGTAGTTAAACTGTTAGGAATTAGAGTACTGGTATTTTGCAAAGGCGTTATATTATATAATGTACTATATACCTTTGCAAAAAGCCTAGTATTTGTACCAATGATAGTAACAGGCGTGTTTGTACTAGTATAATACGAGTAAATTGTCCTAGCAGCACCAGTTATAGTTTGAAAGTTGTTTGAAAAAAAACGTTGCCAGCCACCTATTTGACGCAATTTACCATTTTGAAACCGAATACGATTTGCATCTGTAAAATATAATGTATCAAGAGCTGTTGAATCTTCGTTTGGATTAACACCTGGCACAATAGGTATAACTGATCTTTTTCCAAGTAACATCAGAAATACTCTTCTATAATAATTACACCTTGCGATCCGTTTCCTGCTGTAGCTGTTATTGGACTTGGTGAGCTAACAAACCCTGCACCACCACCACCTGCACCGTATCCTGTACCATTTAAACCTGCACTTTGAGCAGTACCAGATATGTTTAATAACTTACCACCTTTACCACCTGTACCAAACATGGTACCAGCGCCATTACCTGCCATCATGTAGTTATTTCCGTCACCCACTCTATAAGCAAATCCGTCACCGCCAGCAGCTCCACTAATATTAATAGTACCACCACTTGCAGCACCGCCATCACCACCTATTGATGCGCTACTTCCACTTTGTGCAGATGATTGCCCTGGTGCTCCACTTCCGCCACTAGCAGTAAGTACAAGGCTACCTGTTGCAAATATTGTAGTTCCACCGTTACCACCACTAGTACCTTCACCACTATTTGCTACACCACCAGAACCAATAGTAAATGTCTGACTTGCTCCAAGTTGAGCAACAGTATAGGCACGAACACAAACACCGCCTGCGCCTCCACCGCCTCCACTTGTAGCATTTCCAAGACTACGATTACCACCTATCGAACCAGCACCTCCACCACCTATTGCTGTAACTTTAGCAAAAGATAGACCAAGAGGAGTAGTATAAGTTCCGCTAGTTGTTAATATAGTAATGTTATAACTTACGTTGTTGAGCGAAAATGTGTTTAGATTAGCGTTTAATGTACCAATAGTAGCCCAACCACCTGTTCCATATATTTTTAAAAGATAAAATTCAGGGCCTGCATTTGTATCTAACCACAACATTCCAGGCGTAGGCATGCTTGTACCAGGCACTTGAGGCGCTGTATTTCCTATATTTGCAGAATTAAGGGCAGTAACATATGTTTCTAACAAATTAGCATTGTTATTTAGTAACCCTCCCCAAATATTTGCATCAACAGGGTCGTTAACAAGAGGTTTTTCAAAGAGATAATTAGGTGTTTGAACAGACATTAATTTAGTCCTTAATAGCTAAGGTTATTTAAATTCTCTCTTTGAGAGTTACGTATTTTTAATCTTGCAAGCGCATCTTGAGCTTTTTGCATATCTGATGCTGCAAGTTCTGGATTCTGTAATGAATCCCTGTAAAATATTCCACGTGCCGTGTATCTGGTTACATCTTCTGTAAAATCACCAAACCAAATTGAATAATCACCGTTTTGTGTTGGGTAATATCCATCACGGAAATAATACCAGAGGTTAATAATATAACCGTCTGAATCTTGTGCAGGTACTGGCCACACATTTAAAAAATCATTAAATAAAGCCCACCAACCAGGTATACCAAATGATTGAATTTGCTCATTCCTAAATGTAACAAGCTCGTACATACTGGTCTCTTTAAAACCTGTGGCTTGCGTATAAACTGAGTTACCATTTGGGTACTCTAAAGTCATAGTCAGAACAGATATAAAATCATTAGGTAGCAAAGTGCTATCTTCGCCTGGCAGTAAAGTTAACTTGGTAAATTTTGCATTTAAGAATAGCTGTTCTGTTTCGAGCTCCTTTATGGCACTTACAATTGCGTTTTTAACATAAGGTGCAAATGATGCATCCCTATTTGTTTCCATTAAAATACGGTCAGTCATTCCGCCAAAAGTAGTTGCCATAAAGGTTCTCCTATTATTTACGCATTACCGCCACACCAGTAGGTAAAGTACACCCAAACGGTACCAGTACCTGCAGCAGTAGCAAGAGCGTTAGTAACAGTTAATTTAAGGTCTAAGTAACCTTGATTAGCATTACTGTTCTCATCAGTAGTATACTGGTAACCAACACCTGCAGTTTGAGC